ATCTATGCCACGGGCGGCGATGGTCTCTGGCTTCCTGAAGTGGATGCGCTCCTCGTACATCCCGAACTTCCGGGAACACATGGAGCTTGGGGCTAATTACCTGCTCGAAAAGGGTCTCATGATCTCGTATGTGGGTTGGCAGCGGGAGTCCCGTACCTACCTCCAGACCATGACTCTGGATGAGATCGCGCAGGCCGCCCCAGAGATGGTTGACCTGCTCATGGACGAGAATGCCACGGAAATGGCCCTAGGATTGATTCTGACGGCTTTCCCTGCCCTTTCGGCTAAGAGAGCCAGAAAGGCACTCAAAGACCTCAGAAGCAAAGGTGAGGCCCAAATACCAGTTCCTAGGGTTACCGTTGATCGTCCCGTGGTGCATTCCTGCGCCCCAGACGGCGAGGTGATCCTGCCCCCCTATGTGTCCGACCCTCAGCGCAGCCCCTACATTTTCTGGAGAACATTCTTAACCGCTCAAGAGCTTGAGAAAAAGGTCACCAACGAGGGCTGGGACGAGGAGTGGGTTGACAACGCTATTGAGACCCTCCGGGGCAAGGACTCCATGTATCTCGACGGTGAGAAGCAGAAGAACATCACCCGCCTTCCCATCACCGACGACAATGACCTTGTGATGGTCGTCTACGGCTACCAGCGTCTAATCGACGAGGAGGATGGCAGCGAGGGCATCTACTGCACCGTTTTCCACCCGCAGGCCGAGGGCTACGCCAAGCACGAACTGCTTAACGGGTATGACGACTATCCTTTTGTCGTAACTCGTTTGTCTAATAACCAAAAGCGGATGTACGAGGTGCAGACCTTCGGTGACATACTCCGTGGCGCACAACTACAGATCAAGACCGAGCGCGACTCGCGTATTGACCGCTCTTCGCTGGCAACCCTGCCTCCGCTCATGCACCCTGCTGGCAAGCCACCCTCCGACTGGGGGCCGGGCAGGCGCATTCCATATCGTCGCCTAGGAGAAATCCAATGGGGGCCACCACCACCCGCCGACAATGGCTCCGTGGAAGTGGAAGTGTCGATGATCGGTCAAGCAGACCGCAGCGTTGGGCTTGACCTTCAGAACCCGCTTTCGGCAATGCGCCAGCAATACTTTGTGTCCAAGTTCCTCGACCATGTGCGCGATGTACTTGGCCTTGCTTGGAAGCTATATCAGCGCATGGGGCCAGACGAGGTGTTCTTCCAAGTTACTGGCAATCCAAATCCGCAAACGATGACCAAGGGTAGCCCGGACGAGAACTTCTCCATCGTGGTCAACTTTGACTCCCAGAGCAACGACCCAGAGACTGCGGAAACGCAACTCAAGAACATGGTGTCGCTCGTCCAACTCGACCGCAACGGCATCATGGATGTCAACAAGCTGCTTGAGTTCACGGCATCCAGCATCAACCCAATCTTTGCCGACTATGTCCTGCAACCCGCCGAGGAGGCGCAGCAGAAGGTCATGAAGAATGTCACGGACGACCTTGCCAAAATCTTCGCTGGCATCGAAGTCCCAGCGCAACCAAATGGCGCACAGGTTGCCATGCAGATGCTCCAAGCATATGTCCAGCAGCCAGATGTCGCGGCACGCGCACAGCAGGACGAGGCATTCGCGGCACGCTTGCAGAAGTACGCCAGTCAATATGAATTTATGATGCAGCAAGCTCAAAATGCTGAGATTGGTCGCATCGGAACCCCGCCCGCCGAGATGGGTGGTATGCAAACCCAAGGCATGCAACAGTAATGGAAAAGCGATTCAAAAAGGTAGTAACCAACCCAGAGACTGGTCGCAAGAAGACCGTGCGCTACGGGCAAAAAGGGGCGACTATAAGCCCCGGCTCAAAACGGGGTGACAGCTATTGCGCAAGATCAAATAAGATCAAGGGTGACTGGCGAAGTGACCCCAACTCACCCAACAACCTGTCTCGTAAGAAGTGGCGTTGCAAAGGTGATAAAAGCATGAAATAATACTACCATGAAGACACCAAAGACCAAATCCGGTAAGCAATCCAAAATAAAAGCAGTGATGGGCGAATATAAGTCTGGTACACTCCATGCTGGCCGTAACCCAAAAGGCCCGAAGAAAGCCCCTCTGGCGCGTAGCCGCAAACAAGCGATTGCCATTGCAATGTCAGAGGCAGGAATGTCCAAGAAACGCAAGTAACATGACACCAATACCCAAACCAGACATCCAGACCGCTGTAGAAGCACTTTCCGACCGCGACGAGTTCAAGGCGATCCTCCAGTTCATCCGTGACGAGCGTGAGAAGTTTTTCGGAGACCTTCGCCTGTGCGAGTCCAGCAATGATGTGATGAAGGTGGCTGGGTCTGTGGCTGCTCTGGATGAGTTGCTATCGGTGCTGTCTTGACATCACCTCACTCCCAAACTACATTCCAGCAGGAAGCTGGTTTGCTTCTTGTTTCATCATTGTTTCATTGGTTTGGTGGAAGGTCGCAGGTTAATCCTGCGGCCTTTCATTTTTCACTAATTAAGTATAGCTAAATAGCTGAACCCTTCTTGAGGTTGTCAATTGCCCACAAAGGCTGAAGATTAGTATAATGGCACAAGGACATTAACTCTTCTTCTGATTTTGCCGATGAAAGTGGAATAATATGATCAATGTGCCATTTGCTCCTATTTTCCCAAGTCATGCCATTATTAAATTTAGATTCTAAATAATCTTTTAAATATTCCCAAGAACACCCAAGCATTTTTTGAGTTTTTGATGTTTTTGAGTATCCTTGTGCGCTGATTGCTTGTCTTGTTCTGCATCTTAACCTGCAAGATAGCGCAAAAACAGGATCAGATAACAACCTTTGTTTGATGTAAACTCTCATATATTGTGCGCGTTTTTTACTGCGCATGTATTCCTTGAGTTTGTGTTTGTTGTTTTTTTGATACTTTGATTGGCCAAGTCGAATAATGTTGCGTAATTCAATCGCTTTATCCCAGCTCACCCATCGCTCACCATTTTTTGAATTTTGCTGATACTGCCAAAACACCATTCCATCAGGCCTTACATCCCAACGCTTCCATTTCCATTCTTTGGTTTCCATATGATTAAAAATTCACTTGATGATAAAAATGTGAAAATGTACAACAATTAGTCCACTTTCCGTCCAGTTTTTAGTCAACCAGCACAGATTTAAATCCATTTTTATTCTTGGCAATACCCCCCCTCCCCCCATTGGAACAAGCCCAATAGTGGAAAGAGGGTGACCCTCGCCGCCTTGTTTTTATTCCCGCGACGATTTAACCCCTAGGAATCTGTTGCCGCTGGCTTTTGTGTCAGTGTGCGGGTTGGAACTGAATCGGCTTACCTCATTAAAAAACAAGGGCCGACACGAGGAGTAAGCGACCCGTGTCAGCCCTAGACCAGCGTTTTAAGCTGGGGGGTGATTTGTGACTAAGATGCTTACTCCCGTCAAGGCGAATCCTAGTTGGGGTTTTGCGCCAAGTCAACCTCCAAACTGATCACCACTTGATCTCGCCATCTTTGCCGACATAACCCCAGAAGGCGTAATCATTCGCCATTTGTGACGAGAATTACCCGCCAAAATATCCGCATTCGTGGCGTGGATTTCAACGATCAAGACGGAAATAATTGGGCATTTTTGCGTCAAGTTTAAGGTCACAATCTGTGATCTTATATGTATTCACATATATCCACACCTAGTTGTCCCATTGTTGACTTATATAAACTCCCTCCACATTGCTAGGTCATCGCCGCCGCCGGGCGTTAACTGGTGTCAAAAACATGAATGTGCAATCCGAGGCTACCGAGGAAGCCCCAAATCCCTCGTCTAACATATCCTTTGAAGATTTAATCGCACAAAGGACTCAGAAGTACTCAGAACCCGCAGCCGAAGCTGAGGCGACCGAGGAGGAATCTTGGGAAGAGGAAGAGACTCTGGAACCAGAGGTAGTTTCCGAAGAACAGGACGACACCGAGGAGGAAGCCGACGACGAGGAAGAAGGTGAAGAGGAACAGGAAGTAGACTTGTTGTCGCTAAACCCCGAGCAACTTCAAGCTTTAGCCAAAAAGAGCAGGAGCCGACTCCTTCACCGTGTAGGTGAGTTGACGGCACAAAAGAAAGCTCTTGAGGAAAAGCTGAATTCTCAGGCCGAAACGAAACCACTGCCAGTCATCCCAGCCGAGCAAAACCCTTTCAGAGACATCGACTCTGTGGAAGGACTCAAAGCGAAGTACGAGGAACTGGAGAAGGTCGCGGAGGAGACCGACAATATCCTTGAGGAACACGAAGATTACGGTGCTGAAGACATCATCGTCGTGGGAGACAAGGAGTTTACCAAGAAAGAGATTCGTCGGGCTAACCGCAATGCGCGGGAAGCTATGGCAAAATACCTCCCAGCACAGCACGCAGAACTCGCCAAACGCGAGCAACGCAAGCAGATGCATGAACACTTCACCGGGTTGATCCCACAGGAAGTCCCAGAGGTTGCTGATGAAGAATCTGCTATCGGTAAACAATACAAGGCACTCCTTGCTGATCCACTGGTCGAAATGGTTAACCTGCATGTTCCTGATCTTGGGCCGCAACTCCCATACATTTTGGCACACGCAGTTCGGTCAATTCATAGGAGTCAGAAGACCAAGAGCGCGGCGAAAGCAGCGGGAACTATTTCCAAGGCCAAAGTGTCTGGAACCCCGTTTGGTGCTGGAGCAGCGAAGTCTGGTGTTAAGACTGCGAAAAAGAATGCCGATCAAGCCTATCAAAGGTTTCAAAGTTCACACTCTGTGGACGATTGGATTGCCGCCAGAGTTGCCCGCATGAGCAAATAATCTAACTGAATAACTATTATGAGTATTTCAAATACCTACCAACCAAATGCGCCCCAAGCCAAGCTAGGCACGGGTTCCGCTATTTCCAACCGCGAGGATCTCTCCAACGAGTTGACCTTGCTTGCCCCAGAAGAAACCCCGCTCCTTAGCCTTTGCGCCAAGGGTAAAGCAACTGGTACTTTCAGCGAGTGGACTGCCGATGTTCTTTCGGCTCCTTCGACTGCTGGTATCTCTGAAGGTACGGATGTTACCGCCTTTGATGACAAGTTCGCTTCACGCGCTCGTCTTGGCAACTACACCCAAATCTTCCGCCGCGACTACATCGTGTCGAACCTGCAACAAGCTGTTAGCTCCGTTGGCCCCGCAGCCGTTGCCGCTGCCGAAGCCAAAAGCATGAGAGAATGCAAGC